TGCTGCACCAGCGCCTGGCGCACGGTATTGAGCGCCTGGTAATGCACCGAATCGGCCTTGAGCGCCGCCTGCCAGATCGCCTCGTTGAGGTTGTCGCGCAGCGCCAGCACGTCATCGACCACCGGCACGTCGGCGCGCTGCACCGGCTGCTGGGCCTGTTGCGCCAGCGACGGGGTGACGGCCAGCTTCACCGCCTGGGTCGCCGCCGGGATCACCGACACCAACTGGGCGATCTGCACCAGCAGGGCATCCTGGATCAGGTTCACCGTGGCCTGCGAGGCCGCAGCGGTGTCCTTGCCAATCGCCAGTTGCGAGGCGTCGAGGGACTTGGCTTCCTCGACCTGTTTCGACAGATCGGCCAGCATCCCGTGATAGCCCTGGACCGCAAAGTCCTTCAAGCCGCGAACTTCGCCGACCAGGCCACGGACCTCGCCGACCAGTCCATTGAACTCGGCCTTGACCTCCCCGAGCACGCCCTTGACCGCCGCGCTCACCTGATGGGGAAACTCCTTGACCGTACGGACCAGGGCATAGACATTCGCGTAGGTTTCGATCAGCGGCTGCAACTCCCGTTCGATCACCTGATACGCCTGGGTGATGCCCTTGCGCAGGTTCTCCACGCCGATCCGCGCCTGGTTGACCAGCTTCATTGCCTCATCGAAACGGCCCACCGAGGCATCAAGCAACTTGCTCGACGCCACCTGCAATTGCTCCTGGGTGTTGACGATGGGCTTGGGGAACTGCAGCGGCTGGTCCGGGTAGAACTTCAGGTTGAAGGTCACCAGTCCGCCATCCTGGCGGGTCTGGGTCATGTCGCATTCGCCGACCTTGACCTGCATCCGTCCCAGCCATGGGTGGACCAGTTCGCCGCTGCCCTCCTCCAGCGCCTTGAGCAGGTTGTCACGTTGCTCCAGACAATCGGCGCCGACGATAAAGGCGGTCAGGTCATGGATTTTCGCCTGCTGGCCAAGCCGCTCGAAGAACGGCTGGTCGCGCTGGGGATATTCATGCAACTGGCCTTTCTGGCCGACCGGGGTCTTCGCCTGGTCGACCCAGAACGGCACGCCGCGAAACGACGCCGGCAACAGGCGATCACGCCAGTTAGTCGCCATAGGCACCTCCGAGGGAAAGCGAGCGGTAGCCGACGGCGGACGTCAGGTTCAGGCCCGGTTGGTTGGTTTGGGGTTGGTCGACACGCAGGCCCTGAGGCGCGTTTTCGAAACGCACGGTCAGGCCGCCTTCGAGTTGGGTACGGTTGTTGGTGGCAGTTTGCTGGACGAGCAGGTTGGCGTTCTGCGTCAGGCCGCTGCCTGCCCCAGTGCTTTCGTCACGCTCCCAGAAGAACGAATGACGTCCATCTGCGGTTGTCACGGCATTGCGCTGTTGCTGCTGCTCGGTCCAGTCCTCCACCTTGCCCGTAATCTGGGTGACGAAGCCCCCGACGTGGCCACCGAGCCACTCCCGGATAGGCTCAAACAGTTCCTTCAACTTCTGCACCCAGCCAAAGAACCAGCCGATGATCGGCTCCCAGTTCTTGATGATCAGGTCCAGCGGTAGCCAGTCGAATATTCCCTTGAGAAAATCCATGACCGGTAGGGCCAACGCTTTCAGCAATCCCCACATTGCGCTGAAGAAGTCGGCCAAAGGTCCCCAGTTGTTGATGACTATTCCCATCGGAGTCCAGGAAAACACCGTCAGGATAAAGTCGAGATACGCTGCAACACCGGCCTTGAGCGTGTCCCAATGACTCGAGAAATAGTCACTGATCGCCCCCCAGATCCCCATGAAAAATCCCGAGAGGGGTTTCCAGAAAGTGACAATCAAGGTAGCCGCGGCCGCTATACCTGCTGCCACCAGCCCAACAGGCGAGGACAGTGCAATAAACCCGGCAGCTGCTCCGGCAATCGCAGTGAATGCCAGAGCGCCAGCTGCCAAGCCTTGTACCAAGGCTGGATTGTTCGCGACGAATTGTCCGAACTGGGTAGCCAGAGGTATCAACGCGGTCACGATACTGTCGAAGGCTGGTAGCAACGCCTGACCGATCTTCAGGGAGATTTGATCCAAGGCCTTGCTGAGCGCCGCCACATGCTGTGCAGTTTCTCCCAGTACCTGCGCAGATGACTTCTGGGCAATCGGTACCTTGGACACGGTTCCGATTGAAGGCGTTACAGGGGACACAGCTCCTGAACCGTTTGAGACTTCGCCCGCCTTCGGTATCACCTGCAGCTGCGACGCTTTACGTGCGAAATCCGCCTGGGCCTGGCGATCCTGCTCGTTGATAGCGGCCTTGAGTCCATTGGTAAAGGGCGCCAACAAACCACCGCCCTCCAGATCCACCTTATCAAGACCGCTGTCTGTGAATCCCGTTTTCAGGTCACTGATCTTGAAGTTGAACCCTCTGGTTTTTTACGTCAGGACTTTTATCCTTGTCAGTGCCTTGGTCCTTGTCAGTGATTTTTTCCTGATGAGTGCTTTTATCTTTGAGAGCTGCACTGACCGTCTCCACCAAAGCCTTCAAGTCCTTCACGTGGACGAAGTCCTTCAAGCGGACATTACCTGGTTTCTTCTTAGCCATCACTGCACCTGCTGCATCGCATTGATCCGTTGCGCGTGCTCCAGGGACTCCCGGAGCACATCCAGTGGCCTTGCCATCATCTGTTCGGGGTCAACCTTCCAGAACCAGGCCAGGTCATAGGCGACCGCAATCAGTTCGCCGATGGCTGCGATGCCGCACTCATGAAAAAACCCGCCACCGCCCAACTCAAGGTATTGAGGTCGGACAGATCCAGCTGGTTGACCGACGACGGCGGGATGCCGGCGCAGACCGCGATGTACTTGGCCGCCACATCCATGTCGAGGCTGACCTCTTCGCTCTTGTCGATCTTGTACGGCAGCGCCTTGATCGCCCGCACTTCCTGCACCGTCGGACGGCGCAGGGTGAGTTCGTCGAGGGTCGCGCCGTGGGCTTCGATGGGCACCTGCAGCTTCATCGGCTCACTCATTGCCAGGTCCCCTTGATGCCTTCGAATTTCAGTTCGATGGCCGCGTCATCACCCTTGATGACCGGCTCCTCGACCAGGTAGGCACCGGCCAGGACGTAGACCTTGCCGTTGCTGAATTCGCAGGTAACGGTCATGTCGGAACCGGCGATCAGTTGCTTGAGGGGGAAGTCCGCGGTGTGCAGTGCGGTAACCTTGAAGGAGGGAGCGATGTCGGTTTCCTTGTAGAAACCCGGCACCACCGTTTCCCGTTTGACGGCCATCAGGGGCGCTTCGCAGCCGCCGTTGATGGTCAGTTGAGCGCCGTCCACTTTGACGTAGCAGGTGCCCGCAATCAGTTGTCCCATGGTGTATCTCCAAAAAATAAGCCCGCTCATGGCGGGCTGAAATGAAACCGTGAAGAGGACGCGGCTCAGGCCGCCGCGTCGTACTGCAGACGGAACTGGTTGAGCAGCGCGAATACGCGCAGGCCGTTGACGTAGTCAGGCGGGAACAGCACGTTGACTCGGCTCGGGTCCTGGCTGTCGCGCTCGACGATCAGGTGCTCGGCGAACAGTTCGGCGTTTTCCACGTGGCCTTCCAGTTCGAGCTTGGCGTACTGGGCGATCAGCTCACCGCGGATGGTGCTCGGGGTGACGATCGGTTGGCCGGCGCCGAAGCGGGTGCCATCGGCAGCCAGTTTGTGGCGGCCGTACTTGCTGGTGATCACGCTTTGCAGACGGCGCACGATGAAAGCCGACTGGTGCATGGTTTCGCTGTCCAGGTAGGAGTTGTCCGCCTGACCATAGGCATTCTTCTGGTAGGTGGTGATCGCCCGCTGGATGCGTACGTAGCCGCCTTCGTAGTAGGCGGTGGCGACACCGTAGCTGAGCAGCGACTGGCGCTCGGTCAGGGTGAAACGCTCGCTGGCCGCGGCCGGATCGACGCCCGGCAGGCTGCCGCTCTGGGTCGGACGGCTGGCGTCAGCCGAGATGAACACCGAAGTGCGTGCAGCCAGTGCGGCGGCCTGAACCCAGACCGGTTGCGGTACGCCCTGCTCCATCGCCAGGATGGTGACGTGCTGGTCGTTGCGGGTCTGACCGGTCAGCGACCAGCGTGCCCACGGTGCCACGCTTGGCGGTGTAGACATGTCCGAACAGTTGCTTGGACCAGGACCAGCGACCGACGCTGTCATCCATTGCCGCCTGCCAGGCATTCAGCGAGGCCACGTCGGACCAGGGCTGGCAGATGAACTCGAAAGGCTCGTCGCCCAGTGCCGCGAGGGCCGCGACCTGATCCGGAATACCGGCACCACCGGCCATCTTCGCGCTGACGATGGTCAGGCCGGCCGGGGTTTCCTCGCCGTTGCTCTTGCCCAGGCGGTTGAATTGCAGACTGATATCGTTACCGCTGTCACCGGTCCATTTGCAGCTCAGGGTGACGGTGCCATCAGTGGCCACGGCGCTGACCGGCAGGTCGGCGGCGGCATTCACTTGCAGCGCCAGGGTGCTGGCGACCTGGGCGGCGGTCTGGCCGCTGACCACGGCGGCCTGTACGCGGACACCACCAACATACAGATTGAGCACACCGCTTTCGGCGGCGGCGCCGGTCAGTTTCAGGTCGGCCTTGGCAATCGCGCCGGTGGTGTTGCGCAGCGGCAGGCACCAGATCTCGCCGACCGGGTCGGCCTTGCGCCAGGTGTCGTACATGGCGGCGAGCATCGAACCCTGACCGCCGATGCTCTTGGCCAGGGCGACGCTGGAGACCAGCACCAGGCTGCCGATTTCCGGGCTGGTGGCGTTGTCGTTGACCTGGGCGACGATCAGTCGGCGCAGGGTCGACGACGCGCTATTGGCCGCCGAGTTGTCCATCTCGGCATAGAACAGCGGAACACGCAGGTCCGAAGGAATGTTGCTGAATCCGATAGCCATTATTGGGCTTCCTGTGGTTGTGCCGCTTGCACGGCGGAAAGGGTGATATCGCCATCGGCCTGGCGGCGGCGCCACCAGGCACTGTCGGCCACTTCGCGACCGGTGACCGGCAACAGGTCGCCCGCCTCCGGATCCGGTACGGCGCGGCCGGCGGCCGGTACTACGTTGATGCGTTGAGTCATGGTTTTACGTTTCCTGAAAAAGCCAGCTCCAGGCGCCCATCGGGGCCAGGGCGGTGCAGATTGGGGTCGGCGGGGTCGATGGCATCGACCCGCACCGTCACCCCGGTAAAGGACGGCAAGCCGTCCAGTTCACGCTCATGCCAGGTTTCCGCCGGGTCGGTGGCGCGGTTGCGCCCCAGTTGGAACTCGGCGAAGAAACGCAGGCGATACAGCAAGCGAGTGGCATTGATCGACACCAGCCGGCCGCCGCCGTATTGCAGGGGCGTGTAGAAGGTGTCGGGCTTGAACCCCACCAGCGCGCGCCAGAGTTCGGCGCGCAGGGCGTGGAGTTGGTCGAAAGGTGCCTGGCCGTTGCTGGCGTCGAGCACCAGGGTCAGTTCCAGGCGGTCGCGGATCGTCTGCCGGGAAACGTTCTGCGCGGTGTTCTCGGCGGCCAGATCGCAACGAACGGTGATAAAGGCTGACGGGGTCGGCAGCGTGGTGTTGCCTTGCAGCAGGTCCAGGTCGAGACCGGTGGAAATGTGCTGGGCAAAGCTGGGGCATTCAGCACGCAGTTGCGTGATGATCGGGGTGATGTTCATGGGAAAATTCCGGTTCGAATGGAAGGACGCGGTCGCAGACTGGGCGAGTTACGTTGGGTACCGAACAACAATCCGGCTATCGGGCAGGGAGAATCGAATCCGCTAACGCTGGGAGTGTCAGAGTTTTTTGTGTTCGGGCCGGTAACGGCCTGCCGTCAGGCAGGCCCTGATTTCACCAGGTCGGCCTGATGAACCGATCTCCGTACAAAATCGCAAATTGATTCATCGCATTTTTCCAATCATGCGCCGCTGAGCCCCAATTTGCTGTGATGTTGCGCAGCCCCAGCCAGATTAATTTGGTCGCCGCATCGTCGTGCGGAAAGTGGCCACGAGTCTTGATGATCTTGCGTAGCTGGGCGTTGATGCTCTCGATGGCATTGGTG